CTTGACTGGATTCTTATCAACGGGTCTGAGGAAGGTAATATTGAAACTCTGCGTAATAAGATTAAACAGTTTGCCTCTACTGTATCCTTACAGGGTGGATACAAGGTTGTTATTCTAGATGAGGCAGACTATTTGAATGCACAATCCTTCCAGCCTGCCCTGCGTGGTTTCATTGAAGAGTTTGCAAACAACTGCCGATTCATTCTGACCTGTAACTTTAAGAACCGTATTATTGAACCACTACATTCCCGTTGTGGTGTCTATGAGTTTAACACCAGCAAGAAGTCTATGGCAGAACTGTCTATGCAGTTCATGAAACGTCTAGGATGGATTCTAGATCAGGAGACTATCACCTATGATAAAAAGGTTTTGGCAGAACTTATCATCCGCTTTGCACCTGATTGGCGACGGGTTATTAATGAGTGTCAACGTTATTCTCTTAGTGGCACTATTGATAGTGGGATTCTTTCTCTTCTTTCTAACAATGCCGTTAATGATGTTATTGGATATCTTAAAGCTAAAGACTTCAAAAAAATGAGGTCATGGGTAAGCAATAATATAGATACTGATACTTCTGGTATCTTCAGAAGCATTTATGACTCTATGACAGAAACTATGCAACCCAATAGCATTCCCCGTGCTGTGCTTATTCTAGCAGACTATCAGTATAAGAATGCATTCGTAGCAGACCATGAACTAAATGTGGTCGCTTGTTTAACAGAACTTATGGCAGAGGTAGAATGGAAATGAAGCACACACTAACCCTATACACACAACCTAACTGCATGTATTGCGAAATGATGAAGTCTAAACTTGATCGTTGGGGATACAAATACGAAATTGTAAATATCAAGGCAGATGAGCAAGCAAAGGCGTTTATCGTCTTGGATAAAGGGCATAAAACTGTGCCACAACTCTACTATGGTAATTCTAATGTAAATTCAGGTGTAGATACAGAAGAATTTACTCAAAGTATTCTTGAACAATACATTGGTCATTTGGATGAGGTAAAATGAAAGTAGGTTTCACCTGTAGCACTTTTGATTTGCTTCATGCTGGTCATGTTATGATGTTGCGTGAGGCAAAGACTGTTTGTGATTATTTGATTGTAGGTCTACAGACTGACCCATCCATTGACCGTCCAGAAAAGAACAAACCTGTTCAGACTCTGCTGGAACGATATATTCAACTTAATGCTATTTCATATGTTGATGAGATTGTTCCTTACCAGACTGAACAGGACTTAGAAGATATTTTAAATATGTTTCCTATTAACATTCGTGTTCTGGGAGAAGAGTATAAAAATGGTAAGTTCACAGGACGTGCAGCTTGCGCAAAACGTGGAATTGAGTTATACTACAATAAACGTGAACACCGTTTTTCATCTTCTGATTTGAGAGAAAGAGTTTCCAATGAATCCATTCGAGTTCGTCAAGGCGATTAATACTAAAAAAGATATCATGCGTGATGATCTAGATGAGAAAGCATACAACTCATATATGATTAATCATTCCTTTTCCTACTTCCCTGATACTGTTCTACTTGCTAACGAGATGAACACCTACCATAATATTGACACAAAACTCCAAAATGACTTTTTGCTAAATACTATTAGAAAAAATCCAAAACGGTTCTCCAAATGGAATAAAACTATTGAGGATGGAAGTCTTGAAGCGGTGAAAGAATATTATGGATATAGCAATAGTAAGGCTCGTTCTGCTCTTTCACTACTTTCTACTGAAGAAATAAACATTATTAAAAAGAAGGTAGATCATGGTGGAAGAAAAAAGAGAAGTAAATCTAGTTGATTGGCAGCCTAGTGATATGCTGGAAATCACACTTAATGAACCAGATGATTTTTTAAAAGTAAAAGAAACATTGACTCGTATTGGTATTGCATCCCGTAAGGATAAGAAGTTATACCAGTCCTGTCATATTCTCCATAAACAAGGTAGATACTTTATTACACACTTCAAGGAGTTGTTCCTGCTTGATGGTAATAAGTCTACACTTGAAGATACAGATATCCAGAGACGTAATACTATTACTACTCTGCTTTCTGATTGGGGGTTGCTTACCATTGTCAACGGTGAAAAAGCAAAAGATGTTGCACCTTTGAGACAAATCAAAGTCCTACCATTCAAAGAAAAGAATGATTGGGAACTGTGTCCAAAGTACAATATCGGCAAATAACCTTTTCATTTTTTGCTTGACATTTGGTCCTACCTCTGATATAAATAATTCTGGATGCGAATAATCGGTCCACTTTCTCGCTAAACTTTAATAGGAGATTTCAGATGACAAACAATCAGAAATACGCTCGCTTTCCCCGTTCTGCCTTTGTAGGTTTTGATCACATTTTCAAAGAACTTGAAGACATGACTAAACATGCTTCAGATCATTATCCTCCGCATAACATCATTAAAGATGAAGATATGAAGTATCGTATCGAAGTTGCAACAGCAGGGTTTAAGGAAGAAGAGTTAAAGATTGAACTTAAAGATGGTATTCTTGAAGTAAATGGTGACCATACCCCAAGAGGTTTGGAATTCATTCACAAAGGCATTTCCACCCGTAAGTTCCATCGTTCTTTTAGACTATCTGAATATACACAAGTTACAGGAGCTTCTCTGGAGAACGGCATTCTAGCAATTCATTTAGAAGTCGTACTGCCCGATGAGAAGAAGCCTCGCAAAATTGCAATCAATAATCGCAGCGAGGTAACAACAAATGCTGAACTTCTTACGGAAAATGGGTAAAGCCCTATACGAATCCCGACTTGACGCTGCCTGTCACGGTGTGGCAGGTTATATTAAGACTGAATATCGCACACACTATAATCAGTCTGAAATTGCTTACATGGTTAGAAGGGATGGTTTTGATGCAACTGTTTTTAAAATCACTCACTAAATCATTTAGTAATGCAATCAAGAGAGCTAGAATGTCAGATGAAGAAAGATATCTTTCTGACTCAACTGACCTTGTAGACCTTGAAGGTCGTCAAAAGCGGATCATGTATGGTCAAGCCCCACATCAAATCAATGGTCGTCATTGGTTAGATGCACGTCAATATCAGTAATGTTAAAAAAGGGTGGTGTTTTGCCACCCTTTTTTCTTGACACAAAGTAAAATCTCCTATATAATGATCCTTCATACTTAAAGAGGGCAGTGATGCAATTTTACACATCAGTCAATCGTCTAGGCAACTCCATTCTTGTGCGGGGTTATAAAGACGGTGTAAAGACTCAAGAACGCATTAAGTTCAAACCAACATACTATGTTCCTACTAAAGAACCTACCGAATGGAAGTCCCTGCGTGGAAACCCTGTCGCACCAGTCACCTTTGCCGATGCCAAAGAAGCCCGTGAGTTTAATAAACAATATAAGGGCATGGATAATTTTGAGGTGGTGGGCAATACAAATCATGTTGCTCAGTACGTTTACGATGTATATCCTGACAAGATTAGATTTGACCGTGAAACTATCAACACGACCACAATTGATATTGAAGTGGCGTCTGATGACGGATTCCCTAAACCAGAGTTTGCTGAGTATCCTGTCATTACAATCTCTTGCAAAAATAACATTGATGACCTTTATCATGTATGGGGCATGGGTGAGTATACGCCTGACCGCAACAATGTTGTCTACTATGAGTGTGCAGATGAAGCAGAACTACTTCTTTCTTTTCTTGCTCACTGGCATAACCCTTCTAACTGTCCCGATGTAGTTACAGGTTGGAACACTACCTTCTTTGATATTCCCTACCTGATTAATCGTGTTACTAAAGTTCTGGGCGATGATAAAGCAAAGATGATGTCTCCTTGGAAACATATCCGAGAACGCATTGTAAGAGACCAGCACCAGAACGAAAACCAAACCTATGAAATCACAGGCATTCAACAACTAGACTATCAAGACCTGTTCAAGAAGTTTGCCTATACCTATGGCAAGCAAGAGTCCTATAAACTTGACCACATTGCCTATGTTGTTCTAGGAGAGAACAAACTCTCCTATGATGAGTATGGTTCTCTGCACGGTCTCTACAAGTCTGACTTCAAGAAGTTTGTAGACTACAACATTAAAGATGTAGAACTAGTTGCACGACTAGAAGACAAGCTTGGTTTGATTACATTAGCAATGACCATGGCTTACAAAGCAGGGTCCAACTTTGTTGATACACTTGGCACTACAGGTATCTGGGAGACAATCATCTACCGTCACCTTATGTCTAATAAGATTGTGCCGCATCTCAAACGAGACAAAGAAAAGAGCAAGTATCCCGGTGCCTATGTCAAGGAACCTGTTCCCGGCATGTATGAGTGGGTAACTTCCTTTGACCTTGCATCCCTGTATCCTAACATTATTGTGCAATGGAATATGTCACCAGAAACTATTATGGATGGTGTATTCAAGTCTGGTGTTACTGTAGAGTCTGTGCTTGCTGGTGTTGATGTAGACTGTGATGCTAACCAGACTATTGCTGCTAATGGTATTGCTTTCCGCACAGATGAAGTCGGACAAATCCCCAAGATTATTAAAGACTATTACACAGAACGTAAGGTTATCAAGAAGAAGCAACTTGAAGCAGAAAAGTTTGTAGAAGAAAACGGCAAGACCTACCAGCTTACCAAAGATATTGGTCAGTTAGAGAATGAACAGATGTCTATTAAGATTCTGCTTAACTCTCTCTATGGTGCTATGGGCAACCAATGGTTCAACTACTTTGACCAACGCATTGCAGAGGCAATCACCTATAGTGGCAAGTTGACTATCCTATGGGCAGAACGTGCAATGAATGCTGCTATGTGTAAACTGGTAGAGAAAGATGATGACTATGTGATTGCTATTGATACAGACTCACTCTATGTTAATATGAAACCATTAGTTGATAAGTTTGCCCCTAAGAGCCCTGTAGACTTCCTAGACAAGACTGGTGCTGAATACTTTGAGAAGATGCTTAATGTCGAATACCAAAATATGTTTGAGAAACTAAACTGTATCGAAAACCGTATGGATATGGAACGTGAAGTTATTGCTGACCGTGGTGTCTGGACTGCTAAAAAACGTTACATCCTAAATGTTCTGGACAAAGAAGGTGTGCGGTATGCTGAACCTAAATTAAAGATCATGGGCATTGAAGCAATCAAATCTTCTACTCCACAGGTGGTCCGTGACAAGTTTAAGCAATCCTTTAAGATCATCATGGAAGGGGATGAGGAACGCACACAGAGGTTCATACAGCAGTTTAAAGATGAATTTGGTAGTCTACCACCCGAAGATATTTCTTTCCCCCGTGGTGTCTCTAATATAACGAAATGGATAGATAAGAATACTGTTTACAAGAAAGGCACTCCTATTCATGTGCGTGGTGCAATCCTCTTCAACAATCGTGTAAAAGATTTAAAGCTTGACAAACAGTATGAAATGATTAAGAATGGTGAGAAGATTAAGTTCACCTACTTGAAGCAACCTAACCCTATCAAAGAAAATATTATATCCTATCCGGTCATGCTTCCTAAAGAAATGAACCTGCATGATTATATTGACTACGATAAACAGTTTGAAAAGACTTTCCTAGAACCTCTGCGTGTCATCCTTGATGCTGTAGGCTGGGAGACTGAGAAGACTGTAACACTAGAGGACTTTTTTACGTGAAACTGATGCTTGGTAATTGCCTTGATAGACTCAAGGAACTTGATGACAATTCAGTGGACTCTATCGTGACAGACCCGCCCTATGGTCTGTCATTCATGGGTAAGAAGTGGGACTATGATGTTCCTGCTGTAAATATTTGGGAAGAATGTTTTCGTGTTCTGAAACCCGGTGGCCATTTGCTTGCCTTTGCTGGCACTCGCACACAGCACAGAATGGCAGTGAACATCGAAGATGCTGGTTTTGAAATCCGTGATATGATTGCATGGGTTTATGGCTCTGGCTTTCCTAAGTCTCACAATATCAGTAAGGCGATTGATAAGATGGCCGGAGCGGAACGTGAAGTTGTTGGGATCGGAGCGGCTTCTCGCCCCAACGCAAAAAACCATAATGTCAGAACAAGAGGCGATTTTTCGGGCGATGTATTTGAAACAGTCCCCGCCACACCTGAAGCACAACAATGGGACGGTTGGGGAACTGCCCTAAAACCTGCCCTTGAACCTATCACTGTTGCTCGTAAACCTGTTGCAGAAAAATCTATTGCAGAGAATGTTCTGAAGTATGGTACAGGTGCTATCAATATTGATGCAAGTCGGGTTGAGACTAATCCAGAAGTTGATGACCCGAGACTTGGCGGCAATGGTTCTTGGTCAACAGATAACATGGCGAAAAATGCTTATGGAGATTATGAAGGGGGTCAACACTCTAGTCACAGTTCTGGTCGCTTCCCCGCCAACCTAATCCATGACGGTTCTGATGAAGTGGTTGAGTTAGCAGGTGATTCCGCCCGTTTTTTCTACTGTGCCAAGGCGTCTAAGAAAGATCGTGATGAAGGTCTAGATCATATGGAAGAACAGCAGTTTGTTCAGTGGCAGACAGGAAACGGTGCTAGTGGTAAACCTTCTTCTATGTCTGAGGGGCGTGATACTAAAAGAAAAAACACTCACCCTACTGTGAAACCTACTGATCTTATGAAGTATCTGGTTCGTATGGTAACACCAAAAGGCGGTGTAGTTCTTGATCCGTTTATGGGGTCTGGTTCTACAGGTAAAGCATGTAAGTTAGAAGGTTTTGACTTTATCGGTATTGAAATGGATGAAGAGTATTTTTTGCTTGCAAAATCCCGAATTGATGGTATAATGGTAGAGTCAACATTAGAGGACTTTTTTAAATGATTTTATCAGCAGTTGATACTACATTTATCTTTGATAAACTAACAGACTTTTATTCTAACTTCACACGCATTGATGACTACATGCGTGCGAAGAAGACTGAGCGCATTCGTAGTGTCAATGCCTTTCCGGGTATGTTAGAAGCAGAACTATTTCAAAACTTTGATATGTCTCCTGAAGATATGGAGATTGGTATTCAACCTGTGACTGCTTCTCGTTTTCATTCCCTATTGGACATTACTGCATCTTTCAATGATGAGACTGCACCGGGTAGAAAGGTAGAACTGCTTGTCAAAGAAAAGAAGACCAATACTATTCTAGGGTTTATCAAACTCAACTCTCCCTTGATTAATTGTAAACCCCGTAATGACTGGCTGGGTGCTGCGCCTGATCTAACACAGTTTAATAAGCATGCGATTATGGGATACATCATTGTTCCTGTTCAACCTTTTGGTTTCAACTGCCTTGGTGGTAAACTGCTAAGTCTTATTTGCTGTTCTCATGAAGTTAGAGAAATTGTCAGTAAGAAGTATGATATGAACCTCTGTTTGTTTGA